GCAGGTTCGCTCCCCGCAGGTCCGCGCGCCATAATTTCGCACCCCGCAGGTTTGCACCCTGCATGGACGCTCCGCGCAGGTCCGTGCCTTGCATGGCCGCTTCGTGCAGGTTCGCACCCTGCAAGTCCGCGTTCTGCATGGACGCTCTCCGCAAGTTGGCGCCGTGCAGGTTGGCGCCGTGCAGGTCCGCACCCTGCAAGTCCGCACGCCATAGCTTCGCACCCCGCAGAGGCGCGCGCTCTAAATTTTCAGTCTTTTTGGTTGTCAATTCTTGATACATTTTTTTTCTCCTCTCTTATGGCCGGGTCGCCCCGGCCTTTTTACACTTTTGGTTAGTATCTTTGGAATGTATAAGAGACGCTCTAGCGTCTCTTATGCATTGTTTGTGGTATATTCTCCTACCACCACGGCTGTGGACGCCGTCGGGATATAACACATCGCCGCCGCATATATGACACTTCATTTCAAACCTCCTCCTCTTTTACCTCTTTAGATGAATTTGTCCAAAGGTCGCCTTATTCTCCTGGCCGGGTCGCCCCGGCCTTTTTACACTTTTGGTTAGTATCTTTGGAATGCATAAGAGACGCTCTAGCGTCTCTTATACATTGTTTGTGGTAGATCCTACCACCACGGCTGTGGAAGCCGTCGGGATATAACACATCGCCGCCGCATATCGGACATATCGGACATATCGGATTTAACTTCATTTCAAACCTCCTCCTCTCTTGTTTGCCAACGAACATTTTTAATTTTTTACATTAATTATAGATGATATGTTTAACTTTGTCAAGCTGTTTATTTAGTCCGCCAAAATAACCCGCAAAACCACAATACACATCACTCTATACCATACCGATTGCTAAATAACCGCCTTTTTGCCAACGCCGTCAAGAAAAAAAATATTTGACGCCGCCATGAAAAAAAAATCGTTGACTTACCGTATATTATATGATAAAATTCAATAGAATCAATTATATCAACATTCTACGAGGATTATTACAATGAAAACTCTATCTGAACCAGAAATAAAAGTTAGCAGCGAAGATGCATCTGTTCACGTCAAAATTCCTGCTGAATATTACCCCCTCATTGCAGGTCTTACAACTATTCAAAGACAAATACTATTCTCGCTCTGTGTCAATATGATTTCAAAAGATAGAAAGACTTTTCAACAGATAGCTGACGAGTTGAATATTGAGGAGAAAACTATCTATCTTTGCAGACAAAATCCGAAATTCGCTGCAATTTTGTCGTACATGGTCACTGAGATTATCAAAGGCTCTGTCGATATTGCAGTAGGAAATTTGATGCAGATGACTGATAACGTAAAAGCACAAGAGATATTGCTCCGTATTGCTGAAGTTTACAATCCAACGCAAAGAATTCTCGCATTGTCCGGCAAGCTCCCGGCGGCTAGTACGGAGAATTCAACGAATCCCAGGTCGTTTTTATCAGGAATTATACAGAAATTGTCAGGGTTAGGTTATTCGAAAGGCAGATTGATTGATGAAATTAGTGAGCTTTACGATGAATTGAAAGAAAATGGAAGTATTTAATCTACTGCTTAAGTCAATAGCTATGCTGTTTTATCTTACCGCGTTGCAAAAATGATGCATGCCCCATAATAAGAGTTATGCAGAGCGCTAAAGGCTGGAGGACGTCCTCATCCAGTGCGTCATTATACTTTCCGCTCAAAAGGGATTACTGGGTAATACTAATGAACTGATTATCTGGTACCTTGAGTCTGAAGTAATGGAACTCAATAGCAGAACTCAATAGGGGGAGGGTAGTGTTTTATACAGATAGAGCGTTTCAATTGCACTATGCGACAACGGGTATTGCGTTTAGTCAGAAAAGCTCTCTCGCGCTCCAAGAAGCTCCCCGCCGACCAGCCGCCGAAAGCTCCCCCGCCGACCAGCCGCCGAAAGCTCCCCGCCGACCAGCCGCCGAAGGCTACCCCGCCGACCCCCCCATGCCCGCCCCCTGTCTCAATATATGTTTAAGTCACACGGCCACGTTATTAGAACTCAGGATTTGGGATGAAGTATGCGGCATTGAGTAGCAGTTATTGTGTTATTATGTTAGGTAGTTATTATGTGGTATGTATTTAGGGTGGTAGAGGGGTTTTATTATCCTGCACAAGCAAACGTGGAGTGTATTATCGTATGATTGTATCATAGGAGATATGGCATATAGGACTAGGTATGCTAAATCTGGATAACTCAGGTATGGTATATAGATTAATATATATAGGTGGTCACTGGTGACTATAGTGAAATGGTCATAGGTGAATAGTCAGAGTAGTCACTGGTGACTAGACCATGTATGTTAAGTAGTTTTTATGCAGGTCTTTTATTGACAGGGTTTCATAGGGGCAATTTTGTTTTACGAGTTGTTGAAATTTATATATGGAAGGCTTCAATAAAATGTAGTTATTATTAGTATGTCCACGTCCTGAATATTTATGTATAAGTTTCCATTTGAGCAGGATATTATTAGCTCTTTGCACGGTGCTGCTGGATAGCCCGAGAATGTTTGCTGTATATTGTAGTGATGGGAAAGCTGTTCCTGTTTTGGTATTTACAAGGCTTGCGTATAGTGAATAGACGGAGTATGCTGTTGGGCCTATGAATTTAATATATTTGTGGATCACGATTCTGCAAGTTTTTGTATAATCTTTAGGTGGGGAATAGGATATAAGTTTATCAGATTCCATAGCGTATGCTCGACCTCCTTTTAGGTTAGTTTGGGGCCGCTAAAAGGGACGGCCCCTTGCTAACAGGTCTGGCATTGTGCCGATTTGATAGCTAGTCAAACCGGGATAATTCAAAAGGGAGACTGGGTAGTTCACTCTATCCAGTCGAAGTAATTACTCAGGACATTTTAATTATACCATAGTGGTTGTTGATTTACAAGTGGACATGTATTAATTTGACAATATGTATATTTTCGGATAATATGTATATAGTTGCAGGATGCACAATCCAAATACCTTGCCGAACCGCTACAACGACTGCATCCTGCATTTTTCTCTTGACATTAATAATTTATTACGTTATACTATATATGGATGAAGGTTCATACTAACACATGCCGGCATGAGTAATCGTGCCGGTTCTAAATATGGATAAAATAATACAATTTACTACATATATAACTAAGGAACAGAGGCAGGCGTTGAGGTCTGAGGCGGCGCGTTTGGATGTGAGTGTTCCTGTTCTTTTGCGACAGATAATAAATATTTGGATGGAAAGAGGGTTTGGGGAAAGTGAGACGATAAATACATCGAAAGACTAAATTGGTGTTATCGTCAATTTTCTTCTTCAATACTATGCCAAAATTTCGGACAATTTCTCATGGTACAAAGATGATGTAGTTTTTGCGACAATATCGAATTATTAAGTTACATTGATAATCCTAAGTTTAGAGAGGAAATATTATCTGGTCTCAGGAGAGAATTATGAACCAGATGTCAGCGATGAGCATGGCAGAAGAGGTTATTGTATCGTGAGTGAGAAGAGTGTAACAATAGTGATTCCAACGTTTGATGGCAGGTTATCCAAGAATGACCGATTGCATCGCGGGCGTTATGGCGATAGCAGTATCAGGCAACTTAAGGATTCGTTTATCACTTTAATCCGCGCTTACGGCAGGGAATTTAGCGGTCTTGACAATCTTCACGTAGAGCTTATCGTCTATCGTCCTGACAAATCGTGGGACGCGCAGAATTTTGGCGACATCTTTTGGGATATGATAGCTCAGGCGTTGAATGTCAATGATCGTTCTTTTGCGTCAACAAAAGTAATACCTGAGTATGATCCGATTTATCCGCGTTTTGAAATCATACTCCGGCAGGAACAAGTCACTAACACAGGATTTAAGGGGGTGGATTAAATTACAATAAAAGATGCTATAACTAACCAGTTGAAGTTTCGCCATTTAGAACCATATCCGGGCCAATACATGATTCTTGATAAGGCGACAATAAATATTATCTGTATGGATGTATATAAGGCAACGATACTTAAGTCTGAACTTACCGGGACGGCGTTAATGAAGGCGATAGATGATGAATTAGAAGCGCGTGGGTATTATGTTAATGGCGAGACGCATGATACGCCATTGCAGAAATATGATCCGGATTTGCCGCCGCCAACACCGCCATCGCGGCCTGATTCACAGGAATACGAGAAAAGAATTGCAGAATTGTTGTTAATTAATGAAAACAAAGAACAGATAGTTAAGCTGTTCCATAAATGCCTAATTGAGATAGATGAGTTGATAGTTACAACAATAAAACCATTTAATCTATAACTATGAAAACAAGTGATTTTGCCAACAAGCAATTCGCTGTCTATGGCATGGGCTTTCGAGGCAATAACGTAAAGACCATTGGCATCGGCATCGGCTATAATACAATATGGGGCAAGGATTGGGGTTCGTTTTATGTTGATACTATCAATGATGAGGTTATATTTAATTATAATTTTTTTGACAATTTTTACTTAGTCCGAAGGCTAGTTGACAGGAAATTCAAATTAGTCCCTTTTGACAGTGATTCTTTACCATGCTGGCTAGTTGCTAGTTTATGCCAGCGAAATCTATTATTGAGTGAAACTGTAATTATCGAAGCCAGGGCATATTGGTGGAAATTCAGGTTATTTAAATTCTGGATGGTGCAGATAAAGGAGGAAAATGGAGACGATTATAAAAGAGCGAACTGCGATAAAGCGCGTAGCGCAATGCGGGGCATGTAATAAATGGTACAGGCGCACAAGAATGTATCATGTTTATTTTGCTGGCAATGAGCGAATAGTTACGGCTGTTGGTGTAGTTGACAATGAGGTCAATAAGCAACGCCTTGTATGCCCCAAATGTTACCGCGAGATGGGTTATAAGGCTAATGAAGAGGAAAATATAGATGTTGAGGATATAGAATTCTCACAGCCAACAATTATTGCCGACCCAAATTTTATCTCTCAGGAACAGATACTATTCAATACTAAAACTGATGGTTCAATCGCTAATACGGACAAAATCAGCATCGCATAGGATAATAAAATGGTTATAGCGACTGGTGGTTGTTTTGAGGCAAAGATTATTAAGGCTTATGGCGGCGAAATAAAAATTGTTGAGAGGTTGAAGATTTACTCTACGACTTATTTTGTTGATAGGATTAAAAGTATTTAATTAAAAACTTGTCAATAAATTATTTGACAAAAATTGTCGTTGCTTGTATAATCGATAATAAAGGAAATTGACAAAAATGATTTGTTGGAATTTGAGAGATTAATCAGGAAATTATATGGTTACTTTTCAACAACCATCAAATTTGACGATTCCAAAGTTGTCTATTACGAGATTACGCTGAGTTTCAAGGATGGAGATGATATTAAAGCAATCATTCGTAAATTAACTCCCAAAGCCCAATAACTATCTCCTCAATACTCATAAATATGCAGGTTAAGGAAACTTAACCTACATATTTTTTTATTATGGCAAAATTAAGTTATAAAGACCAAACAGATTTGATGCAGTTAAACGCCTTAGTTGATTCCTATACTGCTTTAGACGTTTTTAAGCCAAACTATGGCGGCGGAGAACTTTTGCTTCGCAGTAAAAAGCATCAGATTCTTTTTTTAGGTGGCAATAAATGTGGTAAGACATTCCAATGCCTTGCCAAGTTGGGTCTTAGAACTGTTCCAGAATTGGCGGATGGGAAGAAAACAGGATGGTTCAAAGACCCCTACGTTAGGCGCAGGATACCGAACAGGAAATTGGAAGCATGGATTTCCTGCTATAGCCAGCCCGTTCAGAAAGAAACAATCCAGCCAGCCTTTGATACTATTTTCAAACCATACATAAAAAACATTTTCAGCGAATCAGGTATATATAAAGATGTCGAATTGGAATTTGCGAATATACATTTCAAATGGCAAGAGGCGTCCAAGCGATCTTATGAAGGCGCGAATGTTGATCTAATTATGTGGGATGAACCACACGATCAGAGCATTTATAATGAGATGTTAAGCCGTTTTGCAAAGACACAGGGCTATATTTGGGGCGGCGCAACGCTTGTCATTAATCCAGATGATCCTGACGCTGTTAAGAAATTGCAATTCATCGAATGGATGTATAAAAATCTGATACAACCCTGGGAAGAGAATCCCGATAGCAGGCCCGAATTGGACATAATCTATGCTAATATTAGGGAAAACGAGCATGTTGACGCCAATTTCCAGATCAGCATGTGGGCAGGATTATCGGAAGCCGAACAGCTTGTCAGAGAGACAGGACGCTATTACAGGATTGTCGGGCAATCTATATTTAACCGGCAGATGCTTGTCTATATCGAAGACTATCTACGCAAGCATCCAGAGGAATCCGAACCAGAATACGGCGTGCTGGAATATGTTGAAAATGATGGCGACCTGGGGGTCAAATTTAATCAGACACGGAATAACTTTCCAGAACGGCCTCAGGGAGAATTTATCGTAAAGATTTGGGAAAGGCCGATAAGCGATAAGAGATTGTTAAGGCCACAGTATTTTATCGGATGCGATGTTGCCGAAGGCGTTACTGGCGGCGACTATACAAGTGCATACGTTAGGCGCGCAGACACCAATCGCGTAGTTGCCGCCCTTCATGGACATTTATCAGAATTAGAGTTAGCCAAACAGCTTAATATGCTTGGCCTCTATTATTGCGATAATAATGGCGCGCCTGCCATACTTGCTATTGAGGTTAATAATTATGGCAAGACAACTCAGCAGTATTTGATTACAGGCCACAGGGAACTTGGTATTTACAAATATGGGCTTCATAGAATCTACCACAGGCCGCTTAATGAGGATATAGAACGCGGAATGATGATAATGGGCAAAGAGCCTGGCTGGAAGACATCACCGCGCAACAGGGATTTTCTATTAACCGCAATGCGGATGGCACTGGTAGAGGCCTATGCCGCTATCAAGCATGGCGGCCCATGCACAATAACCGATATTGGATGGATAAATGAAGCCATGAATTTTATCCGCGATAAGAACGATAAATTTAATGCAATCAAAGGCGTGTCTAATGATGACCGATTGTTCTCCCTTGCCATAACAGATAAGTGCAAAGAGCAGTATTATCGCACTAAAATTGTTACAGTCAAGCAAGCAGTGAATGATGATATTTGGCTTGCAGATGATGGCGGCATCATATTAAATATTGAAGCCGCAAGAAGGCAATCAAGGGAATATAATCGGAAACGCGAAAGGATGGTGTATTAATTGGCACTGGATTTGACAGGTTATCAGCAAGAGATTCAGCGCATTGTTGATAAGGATAAAAGGCTACAAACCGAGTTAGAACAGAAAGAAAAATTACTTGAGGAATTGAGAAAAGAGATAAGCGATCTTAAAGAGACAAGCGAAAAGTTTAAGCCATTTATGGATATAATTGAACGCGAGGAGAAGGAAAATTATCTTATCAATATCCGGGATACATGGCTTTTTAAGCAATTAAAGATTAAGGCACGGCTTGTCTACGGGCCAACAGGTGATACAGGAAGTTTATTTAGGCAGTTTGTAGAGGGTGTGTTAAAATACAGCGTCACTTCAGGATGGATTGTCCTGAAGAGTCACGTATTTCCTAAAGGGCCAGAACAATGAATATACCAACATGGCTGACAGTGGATTCATTAAATAGGATGCTTTCGGAAGGTATTGCAAATCCTAGCCGCATCAGGTATTTAAAGCTTGTGGCGAAATGCAACCGTTGGTATAACGGCGAGATGAGCATTGTACCTGTTGACGATCTGGATGATATGACAGTTGACGAAGGTCAGGCTGTAGCGAGAATTAATAAGATAAAGCAAACCGTTGATAAGCAGAACTCTATCCTGCTAAAGAATGATCCTATTGTTCGGCGGTGGCCTCTGCTCGAAGGCGATGCCGAATTAGCAGACCAAATGGATGCCATGTTTTTGCAGGCGTGGGATGAAACTAACGGCCAGCAGGTGCTTAGGTCAATGCTACAGGAAGCGCAAATAACCGGTTTATCAAACTGCAAGGTGTATTGGAATCCATTAAATGTGTATAGTAACAAGGTAGGGCAAATAGCCATTGAGAAGTTATCGCCTGATTCAATAATCTATGATCCGCAAGCCAGCAATATGCACAGAGCGCAGGATTGCCGGTATATCATACATCATACCAGACCGCCTCTCTGGTGGTTTCTGGAACTCTACAAAGAGGAAGGCGCAGAGGCTTTAGGACTAAGGGATGCCAAAGGCCGCAAGGCAAAGAACTTTATAACCCAAATTGGCAAGAATGTTAAGGAATATATCGCCCGAAAAAAAGGTGAGGATGTAGAAACAGTAGATGTTTACGAATTCTGGATTTGGCCGCATACGATGTATGCAAGCGAACTTATATCAGGTGACACAATTAGGCCAAATGAATTTCCTTATGGCCTGGTTGTAACAATGGTCAACGATAAGATTCTGGAAGATCGCCTCATGCCAAACCCGTTTGTAAAAAATAAGCGCGTTGAGGTTACAGATGAATACGGATATGCCTCTAATGAAACGAAGGAAATCGGGCATAAGCGGCATCCATTCGTCCCGCTCTTCTGGATGAGGAAAATGGACAGCAACAATCAAGGCCTGTATGGAATGTATGATTGTTCCGGCGCAGTTGAGCAGATGATAACGCTTCAATATAATATAGATGCTATCAGGCGAAATATTGCTATAAATGCCAGAAGCATTGCCAACCCTACGTTAATAATTAATCCTGATGCAATAGAGGAATCTGTAGATACTATCCATTTTGCCAACGGGCAGATTTTACAGTTGAAAAATAATTATATTGCAGAGCAAGCGGTTCAGGTATTGCAAGGATCGCAGATGCCGCAACAGGTTTTTGAACTCTTAATAAATGATATTAGTGAAATTGAAAAAGCCGCTGGCTTAGAGCCAGGCGTTATTGGCTTATTCCCGCCAGGTGGAACGTCACATACGCCGGCACTAACTATAGGGGCGTTACAAGAATCGGCCTTTGGGCCGTTATGGACGTATGTTTCAGAAATATCCGATGCTTTGCTTGATATGTCGGTTTTATACGATGGGTTGATTCAGCAGAAATATCCACCAGATAGATACATGACAGTATCGAGGACAGGCGAGAGATATTACATTGATTGGACTGACAGGCACATCACGGCTAATTTTAAACGCCGCATCGTTAATGGTTCTACAACACCATTATTTGATGTTGAGAAAGATCAGCGAATGGCAGATGTTGCCAATATCGCTATGCAGTCTGCTATATCAAATAATCCGTTGATTATTAAAATTGCCATAGCGCAGATTGAAGCGTTGAATTATCCCTGGGCCTATCAGTTTATCGAGATTCTAAAAGATCATCTGCAAAAACTAGAGCAGATGGAACAGGGAACGCAAATGCTTGGCGCAATGGGTTTAGCCACAGGCGGCCAACAGCAGATGCAAACCCAACAAGCAATGCCGTTGCCGGCAGGCGAGGAAGAACCGGATTATTCTGGCCTTGAGGAACTTGGCTCAGAGTTAGGAATTCCACCTGAGCAATTGATGATGGCATTGGAAGGTTAAGGAGAGATATTTAATGGCAGAAACTACAGAACAAAAGGGCGCAGTTGCAAATCCTCCGGGTGAATCGAAGGCCGCGACATCCGAAGGTAGCAAACCCACCGAACCGCAAACCGGGCAAGTTGACCTAGCCGCAAGATACAAGATTAATAAACTTGGTGATGAGGTGCTAGGCGATGAATTGATTAAAGGCTACAATAGAGGTCGTATGTTTGATAAGACGCAAAGCGAGCTTCACAAAACACAGTCAGATTTAGAGAAAATAAGCACTGCTTATAAACAAGTCTCTAACGAACTTGAACGTATAAAGCAGGAACAAATGGTCAGAGAACAGTTAAGCCGCTTAATGCCGCAGAGGTCAAATGATCAAGAAGATGAATTGGCCTACCAAGAAGAGGAAGCCACCAAGCCGATTGACCAGGATGATATAGTCCGGCGCATTTCCAATGTTGCAACAAAGCCGGTAGAACAGATAATAAATAAGTTGGGATTATCCCAATCTGATGAGATACCGGATATTGACACTTTAATTGAAAGTAAATTAGAGCAAAAAGAAGCACAACTAAAAAGGAAAAGCGAGCAAGAGAACTGGATAAGGCAGGCCAGAGAAGAGGACAGTAAAATGCTTGCCAGCAACTATGGGTCAGTGTTAAATCCGGCCGAAATAAAAAGCATCTTAGATATGTTAGATGTTGGTGTCACTTTACAGCGACGGGCCGAAGTAACTATAACTGATCCAGAGCAGAGTGAGCAAGCAGTCGAGGATTATGCCAGAAGCAGGGACTTGCTAATTGGGGCCGCAGAGAAAATTGCAGATGCTAAGATAAAAGCGGAGAAAAAAGCCCGCGAAGATGAGATAAGAGCGCAATTATCCAGTGGCCGCTATCCTGGCCTTGAACCACTAACAAATGAGCCGAAACAGCCTATCTTTGACGATAAAAAATATCTTGACGCAAGGAAAAAGGCTGTTGAACGCGCCGCAAAGGAACAGGAAGCTAAACTAATGGCTATGCGGCAAATTGGTGGCAAGGCGTAGTTTGCTTCTTTTTAATATAAGAGGTGAACTATAATGGCAATTACACTTACAAGCACGACTTCACAATCTATAGACACAGAATATTCATTATCTGATATGAATGTCTATAATCAGTTGATGGACGCTCATCCAATATCAACTCCTACGCTGAGAATACTTTTAGCCAACCAGGAAGAGAAGACTCTCGGCCCTGATGGAGAATTTCATATTCCCATCGTAACTAAGGATTATAGCCCTTCAGTAGCACAGCAGAACTTCCGTTTCCCAACCGATGATATAGACAACATCACGATGCAAAAATGGTCACCGGTATATTTTGCCAGTGGCGCAGGCACTAACGCTGTCGCTATGGCAAGATATGATACGCCTTATGCGCGTATGAATCATATTGACCTGAAAGTTGCATCCGTCCATGCCGGTATAACCAAAGCATTGAATTATCTGCTCTGGTATAACTGGAACACAACCGCTATCGTTGGTCAACAGATAGATGTCAATAGCCAGTTGTCAGCGATGACAAACCCACCTGAAGAACTTTACGTAAAGAATGTAGCTCAGGTGAGTGAATTGATATATTCAATTCCTATGTTGACTAGAAAGACCGTAACAGGCTATACGCTTGGCAATATCGAGGTAACTACAACGAGCAACCAATACTGGCACGTAGTAAATACTGATGCAAGTGGAGCAACTATCACACGTTCTACCAGTGGTAGCAACGTTGATGTCGTAACGGCTGTTGATTCAACTACCTGTAAAGACCTTGAGGCCGATGATATTAACGACCATCTGGACAAGGTGACTGAGGGAAATCAATACACATTGTATGGTGCATGTCCTCCATCGCTTTATCGCCAGTTAAGGAATATCATCACAGCGCAAAATACAAGGAACGCAGATAGCCCATTAGCCGATCTCGGTATCCGATCCAGTATAACATGGGATGAATATAATGTTGTGTTCTATATTGAGCCTGTCATGAGGGCATTATGGCCTAACAGTATATTCTTCTTCGATCCTACCGCTATTCAGTTGGTTCTGGAATCTCGTTTTGCACCGCAAGTATGGCAGTGGGAGAGAATACCTGGAACAAATATGTTCGGTATGGCGGTATTTTTGTCTTATCAGTTGGTCAGGCCAAACGCTCAGGGCGTTAGTGCGATGCACGGCTATAAGGCTAGTTAAGGATGGTGATGAATAATGTATTTTGTAACAAACGCAGATTTAGATAAGATTTATACTGAACGCAAATTTGAACTTGGCGCAAGATCTAGGGATGAGCAGGCAAGAGAATTCATATTCGTAAAATATGAAAGCGATCCGAGTGCTGATAGCACGGCTGTTGTTGGCGCTGCTGGACTTCTTGCATTGGGGCTTACATCCTCATTTCTTGAATATGAATGCACATGCGACCAGGCAGATGCCGCGTGTTTGGAGAACAGGCCGATGGGATTTTTGCAGGCGGCACTAGCTGACGGTAATTTTGGATGGGCGCAATACAAGGGCAAAAACAGGAAGGCCATAACAACTGGCGGCGGAGTAGATGCCGCAGGCGAATTGCTGTTTGCTCTTGGAAATGGGACTGTTGATGGAGGAACTGGGCCGGCCAACTGCACATATACATCTGTAGGTGTTGCATTGGCTGTTGATTCTGGGACTACATTGGCTGTAGGTTCGGTAGATATTAATATCCAAATTTAATCCCTTCTTTTCATAACCTGATAGGGGCCATATCCTAATGGCCTCTATACAAAATTTATGGAGTTTATATGCCACAGCAATTTAGTGGAATGAGTACAGGTACTACTCTTGGTAAGGGGTTGGAAGAAGCCTATAAAAATAAAAAATATCTGAAAGATATAGAATTACTTAGCAAATTTATTGCTAATAATACAGGATACTGCGTTTCCAAAATATCAGCAAATCCCAAGTCGGCTACTATAATTTTAAGGGCAAAATCTTATGAATAATCCAGCATTTCCAGGACTTCCTGATATTGTATTTGATAATAGGTTCTATCTAGGCGATTCAATACTACTAGAGCCAATAGCGTCAATTTTCAGTGAAGTTATCGGGAAAAAAGTTTATATACGTTCCGGTTATTCGGAACTATTTGACAATCATCCCAATATAATTGGCATTGATGATTCCGGATTGCCGGATAATGCCCGTATTGTTGATATGGAAGAGGCGATCTCATCAACGCAAATTAAGCGTTTTATGGGCAAAATCAGGTATGTTCCAAGACCTGGCAAAATATTGCGAATGTATGAAAGCGCAGGACTTAGCGCATCTAATATTCAATCGCCACAACTTTATTTATCAAGTGATGAGATAAAATTTGGAAACGACATAAAAACAATAATCCCGTCTCCACGAATAGGGATAATTCTGGAAAGCAGAGCAAACCTAAAGACGTGGCCCTATACGAAATTATTGGTCAATCAATTGAATCGTATGGACTATTCTATTTTTATAATAGGAAAGGACAATCATAATAATCTGCCTGGAATTAAAATTATAGGCCAGCCACTTAGACAATTAATGGCCTATATTTCAGCTATGGATTTAGTGATTGGACCTGATACGGGAACGATGCACCTTGCGGCATCATTGAATGTGGATATTATGGTATTAACAAGGCAGATGTGGAAGGATATTTATGAGATATACCAGAATGCCGAAATTATAGCGGCTGGAAATTCACGCTATAGTTTATGGACTATTCCCGTCAAGAGCGTATTAAAACGCGTTGATAGTAAGTTTGAAAAACCAATACATAAAAAGTTAGTGCCGAAGATAAATAAACGTTCCGTTGCTTTGTTCAGGCTTGACGGCCTTGGCGGAACGGTAACACTCAGCGATCATGCTAAGAAAATATATGAATTAACTGGCATGAAATCTGTGCCAATTGTCAGAAGTTACGCCGAATTGTTTAGCAAGAATCCTTATGTTGACTCTGTTGAAACTGTCGGATATGTTAGATGGGATGAATGCCTGCAAGAGATGTTGGCTAAATATGATTGTTTAGCCGAGATACGGTTTGCCATTGGCAAATGGCATCAGAAGGACATAATTTTTCATCAGGATTTTAGTGATCTGCAAGGCATATTCGATAAGTTTCCTAAAGACTATAGAGATTTGGAACAATACCAGATGCACCATGTTCAATTGACTGACAAGATACTTGGATTATCGTATGACACTATTGATTCGCAAATATATGACTATGATAAGTTTCAGGGTTTGCCATCGAAATACATAGTTATCAACAATGGCGTTGACGCGCAGCATAGGGGCATGAAGCAAACTAAGACCTGGGATTACTGGAATACATTAGTTGAATTGCTGGAAGATATAGAGATAATTCAGGTTGGCACTAAATATGACGACCTTATAGAGGGTGCAATAGACCTACGGAATAAGACAACATTGCCACAATTGTTTTCCATCATCAAGGATTCTTCGCTGGTTATTTGCGGCGAGGGTGGACTGATGCACCTAGCCTTTGCGACAAATGCACCGAATACTTTAGTTTTACGTGGCCCAACAACAGGAAAATTATTTGAGTATCCCGGTCACAAATTTATAGATACCTATGTCTGCGGCGGGTGTTGGTCAAGAACGGATGATTGGTACAATCGTTGTTCTAAATATATCAACAAGGCATGTATGAATACTATAACACCACAAAGAGTAGCATATCAAGCACGGAGAATACTAGATGAAGTTATGGCTTAGATTACATGGTTACGAGTTTTGTTCGTGGACGGTAGTGTGGTCAAATTTAGTAGAGACGTTTACGGATATGGGATATGAAGTATGTGGGGTTCAGGACCCTGGTGATCCATCAGAATACATAGAAATTTGGTGGGGCGATCCGCAATTCTGGAAATGGTCAAGCCGTCCAACTAAGTTGCGAGTAGCTATATGCCTATCAGAGGCTAGGTCAATCCTTGCATCTGGCAAAGTTGCCACATTGGAAAATTTGCAGGATAGTGATTTGATAATCTGTCCATCAGAATCAGCCACGTTAGCATTTAAGGAATCTCCTTTAAATATGCCGATAGTGGTTGTGCCTTTTGGTGTTAATCCTAAAGAGTTCAAATATATTAAGCGTGATTGGGAAGGAACATTAAAGTTTTATCATGGCGGCGTTACGCAGTATCGCAAAGGAAGCTGGTTAGTTCCAGAAGCGTTTACCAGAGCCTTTAGGGAATCAGACGATGTTTTGTTGACTATAACATCACCCAAAGTGTCTCCTATGTTTATGGATTTGCAGATGGAATATGAGAACAATCCACAAATAACTTTTATAAGTGATATTAGTGAATCGGCAATGGATTATTACAAGAAACATCATATTTATGTGTCTCCCCATCTTAGTGAGGGATTTGGATTGATGATACCTGAAGCGATGGCTACAGGGATGCCATGTCTGGTTTCACGGTGTTCGGCACCTAGGGAATGGTTTGATAATAACTATGGTGCATGGATTGAAATAAGCGAGACTTATGGCCCGATAGATGCCTGTCTACCCAATACACCTGGGTTCTGGCGCGTGCCAGATGTCGAATCGCTTATTGATAATATGCTGGATGCTTATGAACATCGGACAGAATGGGCAGAAAAAGGCAAGAAAGCATCAAAGTTTATTCACCAAAATATGACATGGAAACATACTTGCGAAAATATAATCGAAAAAATTGAGGAGGTATTGGATGCCAAAAATATCGGCAGTTATGCCAGTGTTCAACGAAGAGAAATTAATGCCATCAGTATTGCCTAATATTCTGCCGCATGTAGATGAGCTTGTTATTGTTGACGGAGGCCCGCAGGGGCCGTCTACCGATAGGACATCGGAGATAATAAGGGATACAGGTGGCGAAAAGGTAGTTTACAGATCGGGAAAATATGTCTTGCCTGATGGGGCGTGGGATTGCGCTACTCAGAAAAATACAGGTCTAAGTCTTTGTAGTGGAGATATTGTTCTGTTATTAAGTGCGGATATGTTGTTCTATAATCTGGAATTTTTGGCTGAAATTTTAAGAACAAATGAATCTCATAAACTATTCTTTGTCCCGACAATGGAATTCTGGCTAGATACTAGCAGTATCAGGCTTTACAGCCCCGATGGAGATTATCTAACAGTACCTTCGCAAATATTACAACCAGTGGCGTTTTCAAAAACTATAAGGCCTGTGTACCAGACAGATGCGGCGTTGCGAATACAGGAAATAAGGCTTGACCAGAGGTTGCTAGTGCCGTCAACGACAAAGTATCATTTGGGTTGGATAAGGTCGTTTCCTCAGCAAGTAGCCAAACATATATGTCATGTCCAACAGCACAGGTGGGGCGATCATGGCGAGAATCTACTGCGCGGGGAAAAGCGAGATTTGGAATTATGGGCGATTCTGCATGTTCTATCATATCGTTCAATACCGCATGTTCCGATACAATGCAATTTGCCTAAAGAAATGGAATCGTTGATGGATATGAAATTCAACGATGGTAGCGAAAGAGTAATGCAGGATTTTGAACAGGAATATGGAATATCCGTATTGAAACTTAGATCTAAACAGGAAGTTTCTGATAAGAAAGTTCGTGTGGTTAATATATAATATGGAAGATAATTATGATTGGATTAGTTGAAGATATAATGACTGACGAAGTCGGAATAGTTTATCCAGATTACGATAGTATGGTTTTGGAAGATGACAAACCCTATAGGAGTGCGCGTGGATGGGATTATGATGCTATCGCTCATTATGGAGAGTTCCAAAACACAGATATTTTACTTGATATTGGTGGTGCATGTTCTTATTTTTTTATCTATCTGTGCAAACACATAAAAGAAAGTTGGTGTATCGATCCAATATATTCCTATGCAGAGAGATGGGCAGTACCCTGGCTTAAATCACTAAAACATTATTCAGAATACACAAGCGGACGCGCTAGATTGGTGATCCAGAACGCGGAAAAGTTGCCATTTGAAGATAGTTATTTTGATAAAGTTATCACCTGTTCTGCTATGGAACATTTTGAGGGAACGGATGATATTAGTTGCGTCATAGAAATAAGGCGTGTATTGAAACCTAATGGTCTATTTGTTGGGACTGTAGATTTTAATTGGTTTAATGAATATATCCCTGAAAAATATGGAGAGGCTAGGTTTTATAATTATCAGTCATTATATGAAAGGATAATTATACCTTCTGGATTAAAATTATTGGGCAAAGACCATTTGATGGATAAGATAATGCCAGATATTAGCGTATATCCCGATCAAAAAAATATTATTCAAGCTGTTTTCTTTGCGCTAAAGAAGGAGTAACATGGCTAGCAAAATTAAAGTATCAGCGCCGTGTAGAATTGACATCGGCGGTACATGGGATATGGATATGTTTATAATCCCATATCAAGATATAAGACCATCTACAATTACAATGGCATTGGACTATCGCACCTATGTTGAGATTGAAGATTACAAAGACGGATATATTTTTGTTAGCGAGGGAGATGAAGAAGAGATAATAAAATATAATTTGCTACCATTTACGGGCAAATTCGGTCTCATATACTCTATTGTTACATATTTTGGCATACAGAATTTATCTATAAAAATACATAAGGTGTATCCTTATAAAAGCGGGTTGGGTGGTTCTGGTAGTTTGGCTTCATGTCTTATATTCGCAATTAATAAATACCTAAACTTATGTATGTCTAGGAAAAAAATAATAAAGTTAGCTCATGATATAGAGAATTCTCTATGTATCAGTCATTGTGGGTATCAGGATCAATGCGCCGCTATCTATGGTGGAATAAAACAGTGGACATGGGGCATTGACGGCAAATTCCAATATGAAGATCTTATTGATTCCAGGGATGGTATTCAGAAGCGTCTCGTTATTGCATATACCGGAATGTCGCATCCATGCAATATTAATGATTTACAGATTAATTCATACTTATCATCTAATAATCGTCAGGACTGGTTAGACATTAATCAGAATACAATCGTCTGCGCAAAGGCTATAAAGGAAAAAGCATGGGCAGATGTTTCAGAGTGCGTCAGTAAAGAGCATAAGATTAGGATTAATATTGTGCCAGAAAGATTGTCGGAAAATGCGGCAATATTCCAACAAGAATGTGATAGTATTGGACATGGTTTTGGTATTGCTGGTTCTGGTGGTTGTGTATTTTATCTAGCCGATAAGCCCGAAAAAGCAAAGATTGTTGAAAATAAATGGGTACGACTGTGTAGTGAAATTTATGGTGCGAAAATGATAGAACCAAAAATAGTAATACGGGGGGTTTTGAGTGAGTAATCCTATTTCTGCATGTATGATAGTGCAAGATGAAGAAGTATGCGTACAAAGAGCCATTGACAGCGTGAAAGACTATGTAGACGAGATCATTATACTTGATGGTGGAAGTAATGATAAGACTAGGGAAATATGTTTGTCAAACGAAAAGGTCAAACTATTTAATGTTCCATTTAACCCGATTGCCGGAGATAGTTTCGCTACCCAAAAAAACAATGCAATAGAAAAGGCATCTAATGAATGGATATGGTTCATTGATGCTGATGAGTATTATAACGATTATGTAGGGCAAAGTCTTCAATATATGATTGATCCAAATATGAATGATGGTGTTGATTGTTACGCTTTTTCAAGGAAAACTTTTATTGACGGCAGGCTTATGAACATTACAAACCAAGACTGGCAATATAGGCTATTCAAAAATTATTGTAGGTTTCATGGTGTTATGCACGAAGGAGTAGTGGGCTTCAATAAAAATAGTTATTGTAATTTAGATATAATGCACTATAAAACAACCGAATGGCAACACAAGGACAATGAGAGAGTGTGGAATATGGGCCAAGAACCTCCCGAGGGTTGGATAAAATTCAATGGTAAATGGGAATGGTTAGGCAATGGATATTCTGTGCCAGACACTAGATTTTGGTCAGAGGAAGAAAAAGTAAGAAAATCACGATGGTATACGTCTGAAACATCCAGAGAGTTATATAATACAATAATGCCAATTGAACAACCGGAATTGCCGATAGAGGGATTAGGTTATTCTCCTGGCGAAATATTGATTAGAGATACGCTATCTGAAATGACAGGAATAAATTTATTGGATATTGGATGTGCTAATGGGCGATTTGGCATAGTCATGATGCGGGAAAATCGGATTAATTCATTAACTGGTATTGACATTTCTGACGAGGAAATAATAAGGGCAAAAGCTACGGCAATTAACGCAGGTGTTGATGCTACATTCATTCGTAGTGCTATTGAGGAGTTTCAACCACAGCAAAGATACAATGTTGTGGCCATAAATGAAACCCTGGAACATTTGTATAATCCATTAATGGCGGTAAGATACATTATTGACAACTTCATGTCTAAAAATGCGATTCTGGTTGGAAATGTGCCTTATATTTTTGAATGTAATTGCGAACATCATTTACATTATTTTAGTATGAGTTCTTTGCGGCAGTTCTTTGAACAATTTTTTAACGATGTATTAATCAATAAGAAAAATTACTATGACAATATTCCTGACCATTATCCTGAATACCATTTAACCTTTATCTGTAGGGATGCAAAATGAGCAGTATTACTTTTGGTGCATTGTTGAATGTGTATAACGAAGAATTGTTATTGCCATATTGTCTTGAAGGATTGATGTCAGATATAGACCAGTGTATCATCATAAATGGTAGTGCTAATGGCCCGTCTAAAGATAAGTCAAAAAAAGTGATAGATAGCTATTTATCCTTATACCCAAACAAAATTAAATATTTTGAGGGTGCATTTACTAATCCTGATGGTTCTTGGGATGAATCAGAACAGGTCAATCTTGGATTTAGTAAGATAGAAACAGATTTTGTAATTAGAATACATGCAGATATTGTATTTGATTATGGGGAAATTGCGAAGATAAAATCCATACTTTCGCGATTTAGTCACAAAAAATTTATCTATTCATTCCAGAGAGATTTTTGGGTAGATACCGATCACATATTATTATATAATTTCCCTCTTGAAGTGCAATTACCACATCCAATAGCGAATGATCCAATAGCTATTGCTATGTCTGCGAAGCCAAGAGCTATTGATAATGAGAATGGAAAGTTTGGCGTGGTTGCAAATATAGACTGGCAGAATGATATTTTATGGCTTCCAGACATAAAGAAATATCATTTTGGATTTGTGAAGCCATTTAAATTGATGCTGGAAAAAGTTTATATTTCTATGCGAAAAGGTGATTGTTTTCCGTTGGATGGAGTGACAGATGAGCAAATAAATGAAAAGGCATACGCTCACGTAGAAGCAATGATGAATGCCCCTTGCTATGATTACGCTGGTGAATACCCTCAAGTGGCTGAACCGATTAGGCATATCTCCATGCGTGATGGATATAAGGAATCTTAACATGAGCGAACAGAGTTATTTTCCATTTTTGTCCGATTTTCTTAAGAGCCATAAAATCAATTTGAATAGTTATATGGAAATAGGTGTCTGCGAGGGGAATTGCGTAAAACATCTCATTAAGGAATTTCCAGATATTCAAAATATAGTTCTGTGTGACACATGGGGAGATACTTATGGTGGTAGTAATAGAAGTAATCATGAACACATATCGGAAATTTTTGAATCCGAGGGGTTTCCCTTAGAAAGAGTGTTATTTTTGGATGGCAATTCGCGAGATAGAATCCCTGAATTTTTTGAATCACATCAATTGTTATTAGATGTGATTTTTGTTGATGGCGATCATTCTCTTTTGGGTTGTCTGATCGACATAACAAATTGTATAAAATATTGCAATATTTTAATTGTTCACGATGTTAGACATCCCTTATATGGTCATCTTAAAGGATTATGCTATAGTTTTTTTGATACGATAAAGGATGAATTTATAATGGTAGATAATGGGGAGTATATAATTTACTTTATTAGGAAGGATTTATTTTTGTGAATTGTAATGATAACAAAAATAAAGATTGGCCAATTATAATTTTGCAGAAATTCAACTTCCAGAAGAGTTTTATATACTACCTAATGATTCGTGGATATGTTCATTTCATACATTGTTTCTTGAAAGATTATGAAAGCATTATTTGTAACTGATGATTACATTATAGACCCTCTTGGAATTGCGTGGCTTTCTGCTTATCTAAAAGATGCAGGACATGAGACGGAAATCGTTAAGACTAAGAAGGACGACATTTACGATAGAATAGCTAGAGCTTCGACAGATATGTTCTGCTATTCTGTCACCACTGGAAAGCATGTCTATTTCCGGGAATTAAATAAGAAAATCAAGCAAAGGTTCTCCGGGTTGTCTATTTTTGGCGGGGCGCATCCGACATTATTTCCTGAGTTTGCTAAAGAACCAGAAGTGGATTTGGCTGTTATGGGTGAAGGCTTCGATACAATAGTAGATATTGCCAACGCGTATCAAGTAGCCGCTCCAATGGAAAATATACCAAATGTTATTATTAAGGATAAGATAAATTCTGTCAGACCGTTAAAGGATAAGACAGATTTGCTCCGACCAGATAGAGATTTGATTTATAGTTATCCTGAGAATTACCATAATCCGATAAAGAATATAATGGCAAGTTTCTTTTGTCCGTATAGTTGCCCATATTGCGGTAACTATAAATATAAGGATATGTATAATATCAAAAAAGCGCAATTGCGTCCAGTAGATGATGTGATAGATGAAGCTTTGAAACTAAAGGATTATCCATTAGACTTGATATTCTTTCAGGATGATATTTTCCCGATTTATAAAAGGGAATGGATCGATATGTTCTGTAATCAATATTCACAGGTGAATGTTCCTTTTCATGTTCAAACAAGAGTAGAATTTATTAACTCTGATGTTATCCGGCAATTAGAACAAGCGGGATTGCATAGTGTAACCTTCGCTATAGAATCGGGGAATCAAAGGTTAAGAGATGAAATCCTGGAACGCAAAATGTCTGATGAAATGATAATCAAGGCATCCGAGATTCTTCACAAACATGGTGTCAAATTCAGAACCGAAAATATGATAGGAATACCACAGGAAACGATGGAGACAGCCATGCAGACACTTGACCTGAATATAAAGTGCAGACCAACGATTGCATGGGCGTCTTTATTTCAGCCTTATCCAGGTACTAAACTAGGGGAACAGTGCATCAATGAAGGATTATTTGACGGCAATCTGGATAACATTAAAGAGAGCTTCTTTGATGAATATAAAATTAAAACCAAATATGCTACTAAGTTTGATAGGTTACAAAAATTATTCTCATTTATTGCAAAGTATAAATTCCTGAGGCCATTTACTAAAATGCTAATATCTTTACCGATAAATTATTCTAAAGTCTATAAAAGGATAAAAGGGAAATTATACAAAGAGCTATACGCGGTGCGACAATGCTAATATTAAATGCAATTCAATCTATATTTTTGAAAATAATTTGTATAGTGCCAATCTGGAAACTGACTAATTCGTCTCCATCATTTTCCATAGGATATGGATATAGTGTTTCTTCAACAACGGAATAACGACAATGAATAGATTATTTTTTAAGCATTGGATTAAAGATCGTTACAATATACCGCGAGATCGCAATGATGGGTTATTGAGCGATTTAATAATCCACGATTGTATAAATGATGCTATAAAGCAGGTTGCAGATGATTGCCACGCGCTACCTGTTATTAAACGATTTCCTATCCGGGCAGGCCAGTGGAAATACCCAATGCCTGAAGATGTGATCCGCATCGCTGAGTTATATTTTATAGATAGCGATGGGACAAGAGTGCCGCTTGATTACTGTTCAAGAGAGCAATTTCTTGCCTGGCGCGATCCAACAGATGATACGGCAACCGATCCGGAATATTACTCTTATGCTGAATTTGCTTCTAAGGTTATCCAATTTTACGGCAAGGCATTGCCAGTATATGACTATATCTCGTCATCACATATAACAAGCGGGACTATACGAACAGTTGTAGATACAGGGGCCAATTTTGGCTTGACACTTGACGGCACGCATATAGCTCCGGGATTTATTGTGCAAAATTTAACTGATGGCAGTTATGGTTATGTGGAAGTGCTTGACACAAATACAAATAAAACGTCAGGCACGGCGACAACAGGCACTGGAAATAATTTATTAGAGGATACTGGAAAGAATTTCACATCATTGGGTGTAGAGGCGGGGGATATAATATGCACACCATCTACAGGTGCAGTTACATCTTATGCCTTTGTAAAGACAGTCGGAACAACAACTCTGGTTTACGAGGACTATCATGATCCGGATGGAAGTACCGCGAGATTTGCCGCCAATAATACATATAAAATTGGCAAGGCACAAAAAATCAGATTGTCAATGGATACTCCCCATCCCGGATTACGCGAGGGCGCGGCTAATGTTTTTACCGTTGGCACTGCTAAGGTGACAATAACAGGGACAACATTTACATCCACCAGCGTAACAGGATCATCAACAAGCGGCGCGGAGGTAGGGGATACTGCCATAGCAAGCGGCGGTTCTCATGGTCAGGTTTCTGCTTTTGCGGCCAATTCGCTGACTGTGGATATGTGGATAGGTGGAACGCCATTAGCAGGTGAGACAGTCATCTGCTACGAATGTGATGAATACCAGATTGAAGGCGAATATCGGACTCAGCGTATGCTCTGGTTGGGGCCAACGCCGACAACATCAGATACTTTAGGCACTGAAAATATTGAAGTTTTGTATCATGCTTGTCCCGAATATCCGAAGAAGGATACGGATTTGATAGAATTGGATGAACATTACAGGGAATTATTGCAAAAAGCTGTTGAGTGGAAAGCAGGGGAAAGAACAGGGAAGCAAGCCGCAGAAGTCGCGGCTTTGAAACAGCTTTATGATTTAGATGTCCGTAAATATCAAGGTGATATTTACGGTCCGCCATTAAGGAGGCCCCTTACAGTTTGGGGTAATCGAAATCTGGCGGCACGGCGCGGAGTAAAAGACCAAACACCTAATGGTGTTAAATGGGATTTGCCCGCTTAATTTAGGCCAAACTCATTATGACAAGGCCGATTGACAGGGTGTAGTTGGCAATTGGCTACACATTGGATGGAGGGTACAACAATGCCAGACGGAAGAAGAAGCAGAGGAACGCAGCGCGGAATGGGGATTATGGGTAAGTCTCTATTCCAGAGATTCAATTTAGAAATGGTTGACGGTGACCCAACAGGTTTTTTCAGAACTGAAAATACTCCCGCCGAAAGGCCATGGGCATATTTGCCAACCTTGCCAGCTATAGGTGCGCGCTTGCACATAAATCTATGGCAATTCAATAATGCTTATTGTGTAAATACAACTAATGTATGGACAGAAGCGGCTGTTGGCACAGGGACAGGGCTTACTATTCAGGATGCCAGAGGCGGCGTTGCTAAGTTTATCAATGGTGCAAGCGATAACGATTACTACACATATTTCAGCAAATATGAAGTCGCCAAATTGGTAGCAGGTAAGGGTCTTTGGCTACATGGGATATTTAATATCGCTGATGTAGATCAGGCGGACTGGTTCTTTGGGCTAACTGCCTTGCTTGGAAGCGGAAACTTATTTGATAATAGAGTTGACGCGGTTGGATTCTATGGTGCAGATGGAAGTGCAAACATCAATTGTGAATGTACCAAGAATTCCACTGCAACGCAATCTACAGGCAAAGGAACATTGACCGATTCAACGGATAAGGAGTTTTTGATATACGCCAATGGCACATCAGCGGTATATTTTTATTTGAGCAATGCCTCCGGCAGATTGGACTATGTTGCCACTATAACAACCAACCTCAATGATGATGAAACAATGGCAGTAGCTTTTGGTCTTCGTAATGGTCAGGCTTCGGCAAATAATATGACAACGGGTAGGGTATTGTTGTTGCAGGATGTATAATTATTATCAATCTTGCCCGTCTTTGGGCGGGCAAGATACTTAAATGAGTGATAAATATGATAGATAAGGATAAGGCCAGGAAAAAGATAGAGAGATGGCTTAAGAAAATACCAAAATCTGAGCATGATATACCATATTTCAAAATAGGGAATAGCTTCTTAACACCTGATGAGGCTATTGCAATATTGAAGGATAAACCTAAAGAAAAAGATGCCGGCATTCAAGGGCTTTCTGCATCGGATGAAATTACTGACCAACTCGATTCAGGAACACCAACTCCAATCGCCGTTGATACGCCAGAGGATTTGGTAATTGAGCAAGTTAAGGCACGTATACAGAAATTATCTCCTGAAGACCGTAATCAGGTCTGCGTGGGCAGATTAGGCCAGCCAGTCGCCTACTCAATGCAAGGATTATTAGACGCGATTAATGAGAATACAGCAGACGGCATAGAATTTAAAAATGCTATGGTCAATTATTACAAGATTGTAATAAAAAGGTTAGAAAATGGGTAAAATATTATTTGCACGGTCCAGTGTCGAACCAGCATCGGAAATAGCCAAACATGGTTTTGACCCTATGTCAAAATTCAAGTTGCATGGTAATTCTCGCGTTACGGCGGCAGGTGCGGCAGGCCATGAGTATATTGATATTAGCAATGGAACGTCAAGTTTTACTACTTTACAGGCTTATTATTCCTCCTTTGACTTTGATTTATTCGTGCATACAGGACATGGATTGCCTAATTCTATGTGGGGTGACTATGACTCTACAATAGATGACTATAATTATGTTGCATATTTACTTGATGCGGCTTCATTAACTCCAATGATTGGCAAGGCTGTATATGGTTTTTGTTGTGATGCTTATACACAAGTTATTTATGCAATGTATGCCTATGGTGCGGTTGCAATTGCTGGATATAATAGGCCATATTGGTATGCCTACGATCCGGCAGAACAGGCAGAATTAACCGATACCATATTCACGAGTTTCATGAATCCGGGATTCAAATTTGTCGAATCAGTGATTGCAGGTAATACGTGGTCACAGGCAGGGATTGATACAAAGGCAGAATTTGACGCGCAAATTGAATATTGGGAAACAGGCGCCGGAAGTGGAAATGTAAATGCCACAGTCTATGCGGCATTGATAAATGACAACAAAGGAATGTTTGGGTGTTTAGGCACATTTCAAATTACTGGCGCAGTGCCTACAACCGGAACAATTAATGTAACGACAAATAATTCTTCAGCAACTTTTTCATTAGCAGGGGCGGCGTCATATTCTGGTTCTGGAACAACGTGGATCCAGGAAGATGCAACGGCAGGTTCATATACAATAACCTACGGAGATGTCGCTGGATATACTAAACCGGCGAACGAGACAAAAACCCTAACAGCAGGGGAAACAATTTCTTTTACTGGCACATATACACCTGTAGTTACCACAGGGACGATAAATGTAACTACAAACCTATCAGCGGCCACTTTTACATTAACCGGGGCGGCATCCTATAGTGGCTCAGGCACATCGTGGACGCAAGCAAGCGCAACTGCCGGACAATACACTATAACTTACGGGGCTGTTGCAGGATACAATACGCCGCCAGCAGAGACAAAAACACTTGTCGCTGGCTCGTCTATCGCTTTTTCGGCAACATACACCGCCGTTTCTACAGATGGGACTATAAATGTAACAACCAATAGCGATAGTGCGATTTTCACCATAATGGGGCCGGAAACATTTATTGGTTCTGGTAGTTCGTGGTCGGACAATAGTGCCAGCCCAGGCGTATATACAATCGTCTTTAATCAGCTTGTCGGATATGTTACACCCGAATCGCAATCTGGAATCTTAGCCGCAGGGGGGACATTAAGTTTTACAGGCACGTATGTTGCTGAGGTTTTGGGTGGGACAATCAATGTCTCAACGAATTTATCGAGTGCAACATTTACACTAACAGGCCCGGAAACTCTGACCGGTTCAGGAACAACATGGTCAGAGGATAGCGCGGCCGCAGGGGATTATACTATAACTTACGGCGCGGTGGCTGGATATACAACACCGGCATCTGAGACGAAGACATTAAGCAATGGCGGAAGTATAACATTTACAGGGACATATTCAGCGGCCGCATCTGTAGGCACAATAGCAGTCAGCACCAATAATGCGTCTGCTACATTTACAGTGTTTGGCCCGGCAGTTTATAGCGGTTCGGGAACGTCATGGACACAGACCAATGCGCCTACAGGCGTTTATATGATCATCTATGGCAATGTGGCAGGATATTCCACGCCGCCAAATGATTCGTTAACTCTGACATCAGGCTCAACAATCACCTTTACCGGGACTTATGCCTCGTTATCAGCATCAGGAACGATAAGCGTTTCATGTAATAACGATTCAGCATCATATACTATAACAGGAACGAATACCTATACTGGCACTGGCCGTTCCAATACACATTCAAGTGCGCCAACTGGCTCATATACAATCGTATTTGGCGCGGTTGCAGGCTATTCAACGCCAGCATCGCAAACCGCATCTTTGTCATCAGGCGGAACACTCACCTTTACTGGAATCTATATCGCTCAGTCGAATGTGACTGCAAGCACCTATGACGACATAATAGAGGTTGGCGGCGATCTATACACCGCCACAATGGGCGGGCTAATTAAGTCTGTCACCGATCCGATTAATCATTACAGGATGGAACATTCACCAACTCAGGTAGCATTCTCCGCATTGCCTATAATTCCTGGCCTAGGTGTGGACTCGCATCTGAATATAATACAATTCAATTCGTTATATGATGTTGACACAACAAATAAATGGTCTGTCAAACAATCTGGAAGTGGAACTGGATTAACAATTCAGGATGAACGCGGCGGACTTGCTAAATTCATTAATGGCCCAGCAGATGATGATTATTATTCATATTTCTCCCTATATGAATTTGCTAAGTTATCATCGGGAAAAGGCCTATGGATTTCAACGGGTATAAGAATAAAGGATGTTGACGAGGCTGACTGGTTTTATGGATTGTGTCTCAGGGTGGTCGCTGGCGCAAATATTTTCGATAACAGAATTGATAGTCTTGGATTTTACGGGACTGATGGAAGTGCCAATATTAATATTGAGTGCAGAAAAGATTATGTCTCTACTCAAACTACAGGTATTTCAACGCTGACAGATTCCACATTCGTCATGATGGACATATATGTTGAAGGCACTGCCAGAGTTTTCTTCTATATTAATGGCAGGTATCAAGCTAATATTTTAACTAATATACCAGATGATGAGCAATTGTGCATCGCCTTTGGATGCAGGAATGGCAAGCGAGAAGCCAATGAATTCTCGATTTATCAAATTAAACTGATACAGAATATTTAGAGGTGAATGAAATGAAGATGAAAAATGTTTTCAAACCAGAGACTTTTCCAACTGGCCTTGATATTGGCAAAGAGGCTGTAAGAATGAATCCTCCAAAGAAACAGGGTAAAGGATTGCCAATCTATAATAAATCGCATAAATTTGGCGATACAAACGTAGTAGAGGCCACTAGATTTAACCCAAAGAAGCCGTAGGCGGATTAATTACCGCCTACCCTCTCTTATCATGATTAATAAGTCAAAAACTGGTGTCAATCCGATTGATACCGAATATAGTCTTTCCAAAAGGAATATGGCAGGGAACTCAAAGAGAAAGAAGCATAAAGGTAAAGTTAAGAAGCGGAAAGCAGAACGCCGGAAATTAAGGGGAGTGATCTGAGATGCCGAGGAGACGAAAGGCGAAAGCGAGGCCTTCTAAAGGAACTACAAAGGCAGAAAGAAGTGCAATAGTTAAAAGGGCCAGGTCAGGAAAGGATGTTGCTGAGGGCAATTTTGATGAAGTGGCGGCCGCCGCAGGTGGCGGTGCAAAAGGCAGAAGAATTGCCGCCGCCCAAATGTGGGCAAAAGCCGCTAAAAAGGGCGTTACCAAGTCAGGTAGAATAAAAGGGACCAAGAGAAAGAAATGAATTGGGCAGTTAAGCAACGTGGAAATAAATATTGTGTTATTAATAATGATACCAATAGGTCGGTAAAATGTTATTCTACGATAACAGAAGCCGAATCTCATCGGAGAGTGCTGGAAGCCAGTAAGTCTGGTGTGAGAAGCAAGGTATCAGCGTTAAGAAAAAAGATGGGATTAAAATATCCGAGTAGCCATAAAGGTGCAAGAACAAGGAAATGAAAGCTTATCGTATTGACAATTTCTCAAAAGGAATGATAAGGGATGCGACCTTAGTCGAAACTAAGCCGGTGTTGCGGACTATCAAAAACTATCGCTATGATTATGATGGCGATTTAGTAAAATTGTTGGTGCGTAAGGGATATGATAATTTCAATGCCAATGTTTTGTCAAATGCGCCACAGCAATTATATCTTTATCGCGACCTTGAAAACAATGAGCATTTGTTGGGTATTGTTCATACAGGAACGCCGGTATCTGAATATCGTTGGTATGACATTAATGAGACAGGCACAAATATTCCCATATCCGAAGAAGAGGCAACGCCTAGAAAACATGCGATGTCTTTTTTAGGAAGGGCTTTCTTGGGGACAGATGGGACAGGAAGCGACATAGGATGGCGATGGGCAGACAATACGTCTATTCTCGCGGGTGTTAGTTATAGAGTAGGTATAAAGAAACCAGACGAGGTGTTTGCCGCAACAGCGGTTGCTGTGAGCGGTCACACTGTTAGCGTTGCTTCTATTGCCGATGTTGAGTTAAATACAACGACCAGAAGACGAATTGGCATAAAACTCACTCTAACTGAAACGACCAAAATGGCCTCAATATCTGTTGGGATGAATAAGCCAACGGTAGCCGCCTCTGCCGGCAATGTAAGAATAATAATTTATAACGATAGCGGTGGTTCTCCCGGCACTACTGTAGTGGATACGGACGCCTATTCCTCTTGGTGGCCTGTTGCAATGTTCAACGTAGAAGGCGGCCCTCTTGCCAATGATCTAAGGTTATTTACTTTTTTGAGTAATTTTGAATTGGCCGCCGGAACTTATTGGGCAGTAATCGTTGGCGATAACACTTACTATGACAATTACAACGCAGCGGCATTTTACGCCAATATGGTATATGACCAACCCGGCGGGACAGGATATGTAAAACTGTATAATAACGGAACATCAACATGGACTGATTCAAATTACCAGATTTATTACCAAATAAATGGCCTGGATGACAGCAAATTCTATGATTATGTGATGACTTATTACAATAGCACTTATGGAATTGAATCACGACCATCAGACCCGGTTAGGATTGATCCAGCGGCTTCCTTGCCTGCGATTGAATTGTATGGGCCTACGCCGGGCGATGCGCAAGTAGATAAAATACGCTTTTATAGGCGTTACATGGACAATGCTGATGATTCCGAAGCTGATATTACTGACACATATAAATATGTTGGAGAAACAGCTATCGGCAATACTTTAATTGATAATATCCCCACAGAAAATCTAGGTGCTGATTTACAGACACAAAACCATTATTGCTTTGATGATACGGATGATTCAGGCGAAGAGCTACGAGATGCCGCGTTAGTGCCTCATGTCGTTACAGCATGGAAAGATAGGATATGGTTTGCGGAACAGAATAAGAATATTTTATATTTTAGCAAAATACTGGAAGAAGATGGAGCGACAGGATGGACTGGTAAAGCTATTCCTGATTATTTCCCACTAGGCAATAAAATAGAAATCCCCGAATCCAGCAGTATAATTGGATTGATGCAATTATCCGATGATTCGCTTGTTATCTATTTTAAGAATGGCGCAGTTTGGATCCTGGAAGGCGGCAATGATATTTATAATCCCCCATCTGATTTTGCCTTAAGGCAGGTTCTTACAGATACGGGGCTATTGGCGCAAGCTGGATTAGATTCTATACGAGGTCGGCATGTATATTTAGCTCAGGAGGGTGTTTATAGTTTCTCAGGCACTAGCGACCCCGTATATCTCAGCCAGGAAGTTCAGAGCATTTTTGATGCGGTTCAGACATCATATCTTGACGACACAATTATAGCCACTATGGGAGAAGAAATTTGGGTGCTGTATGATTCCAATAATGATGGTGTGAAAGATAAGATTCTGGTTCTAAATATTCTGCGAAGCTCTCCCACCTGGCGATTATATGATTTTGGCAGAGGATTTAATGATATAGTAGTCAGGTCTTTAGGTAATACTTTTAGGACTGTTTTGGCCGCCGATGCTACAACTGGATATGTTTGGGAATTAGAAAATGGCACAACGGATAATGGCCTTCCAATCGAGACGGAGATAGAAACGCATGAAATTAGAGCGGGGAATCGTTTATCTATTACTGGTGTCGAATTGGATGGCTATTATCCAAATGTGCCAGCACAGTATCAGGTAACAATAGCTGAACATAATGGGCGGACAAATTTATTCTCAATCATGCCATCTGATTCTGAAGATATAAGAGGCCACAGAACCGGATGCAGGATAACAACAGGGCCAACGGCAAAGGTAAAAATTCAAGGCAGATCAGTAAACGAAGATAAGTTGATTTCTTTACAGATAGAATACGAAGAGCGGTGATCTTATGGCGAAAATCGTAATGAGAAATAAAGACATAGAGCGAGCTTATGATTCATCTGACTTTACATTAGGAACAGAGGGAGAAGATGAATCGAATAATGAGTATATCTTTATTAAATATAATTCAGGCGATGGTCATGTTATGGCATCAGCTGGCTCATTGATTGTTGGTTTGGACTATGGATATAATACCTATGAAGGCACGGCGGATTTAGATTCAGCTACTATAGCGGCCTTGCGGAACAGGCCTTTAGGTTTTGCTCAATGCACACTGACCGATGGCAAATATGGATGGGTTCAATGTAGGGGATTTAATCGCAAGGCAATTACCACAGATGGGACTGTTGTTAAGGGTGGTTATTTATTTGTTAGCCCAAATGGGAATGGCACTTGCGCTGGTAGTTCGGATTCTGGGACAAATACGCTTGCCACAGTCGGAGTAGCAAGGTTAGATGATAGCGGCACGACACTGGGTATAGAACAGGCCTATATTGATATTGGCGGCGGTGGCGGAGCAGGCGCGCAAGGCCCAACAGGTGCTACAGGCGCGCAAGGGCCTCAGGGCGATCCCGGCCCAGCGGGTGCTACTGGAGCCCAGGGACCGGCAGGTGCAGATGGAGAAGATATAATCAATCGTGTTGCCGTTATGAAGGTATATAATCATGATGGTGATTTAGTGCTAGCCGATGGAGTATTTTATTGGACAATACCAGAGGAATTGGATGGCTTTAATTTAGTTACTGTAGGGGCGCATGTCTATACTGCATCTTCAAGCGGTGCAGTTACAGTAATGATTCATAATAAGACCGATGGAAATGATATGCTTTCAACAGCTATCACTATTGATGCTAATGAAATAGATTCAAGCACGGCGGCGACACCGGCAGTAATAAACACAAGTTATGATGATGTTGCAGAGGCCGATGAAATAAGAGTTGACATAGACGGGATTGGTACCGGTTCTAAGGGTTTGGAAGTCAGGATGGGCTTCAGGGCGGTCTAAAATGAATTTAGCAAATATTGGCCATTTAGATAACGATAACGTAGCTTACTCAATTTCTGGCGATGGTACATATATATTTACCGGGGATGAGGAGTTTCTTAGTGCTTATATATTTGACGGGGATAACTTTACATTATTAGATAGGGTGACTGTTCCTTACGTTTTTGATATATGGTACGATGGGACATATATTTTTGTGGCTGCCCAGTTTGTCATAAAAGCGTTTACATTTAATGGTGTATCATTGACGCAGGCCGCTAGTCTGGTGCTAACTGGTGTACCTCGTGGAATCTGGACTGACGGAACTTATGTTTACCTCGCCGACTACAATGGCGGGCTACGTGCATACACTTTTAATGGGTCTGCATTTACTCAGGTTGGTATTTCTATTGATGTAAAATTGCAGATGAAAGTGTGGGGTGATGGTACATATATTTATACTGCGACAGTATTGCATGGCTTAAGGGCATATACATTTAATGGGTCTAGTTTCACTGAAATTGCCTACATAGATGACCCTGGCTTTGGACAGGATGTATGGGGCGATGGAACATACATTTATTTTGCCAATGATATCGGAGGGTTGTGGGCCTATACGTTTGATGGTGTTTCATTTACAAATGTAGGCTATATAGATGATGGCGGCGAGGCGTATGGAGTATGGGGCGATGGTACATATATTTATCTCGCCAATGGTTCTGATGGAATTAGAATTTATACATTTGATGGGGCTACTTTTACTAATGTTTGGGATACCGATGATGGTGGAGATGCCTATGCCATTTGGACTGATAGTTCATATATATATCTTGCCAATTATGCTGATGGGTGGCGGGTCTATGGGCCAGTTTCCGAGTATTTACAGCAAGTATGGTTAATGTAAAAGTAAGGTGATCTTATGGCAAAAATTGTGATGCAGAATGTGGACATTGACCGCATTTATGACAATTCCCATTTTCCTCTGGGAACGGAATGTGAAGATGTATCTCGCAATGAATACATTTTTATCAAATATAACGAGGGGGATAATCATATTGCTGGACAACCTGGGTATTTGGTAGTGGGGTTAGGTGCGGGATATAATGAATATGAAGCAACAGCCGACTTAGGTTCCATAACAATTCCATCTATCAGGAACAAAGCGTATGGATTTCTACAAGCATCATTAACGCATGGGAAATACGGATGGGCGCAAATAAAAGGTTTTAATCGGAAAGCTATTACAACCGATGGAAGTATCACATCCAATGGTTATTTATATGTTGCCGCAAGCGGTTCAGGATTGGTGTCTAGCACATACGATTTATCAAGCAATTCAGTTACCGCCGTAGGCGTTGCAAGGGATTCCGATTCTGGAACGACATTAGGTGTTGGCATGGCATTTATAGGAATAGCAATCGCAAATTCAGGAAGTCTATCAGGTGGATCCGGAGAGGTCAATACCGCTTCAAATGTAGGTGCTTCCGGCACCGGACTATATAAAACCAAATCGGGCGTTGATCTGCAATTCTATAAAATCGCGTCTTATGATTCTAAGTTGCTAGTATCTGTAGAATCATCTGACCATATACAATTAAAAGTTGACGAAACACAGATTAATCATAATAACTTGAATAACTACTCGGCAGATGAGCATTTTGCACAGACGAGTATTACCAAGTTAAGCTCCGGGTTAAGCACAGGGCTTGTGAGGGTAGCCACAGGAACAGGTAATTTGAGCGTTGTTACCGATAATTCATCCAACTGGAATAACGCTTATACTCATAGCCAACTAACATCGGGCAATCCGCACAGTGTAAGTAAATCAGATATTAGTCTTGGAAATGTTGAGAATACGGCGTTATCCACGTGGGCTGGCTCTACAAACATAACTACATTGGGAAATGTTACGACAGGTTCATTATCCGTTTCAAGCGTTATTACTCCCTCGTTCAAATTCACAACAAGCCCTGGAACCGGGAAGTATCTTACATCAAGTGCCGATGGGACAGCATCATGGGTTACTCCCTCATTCAGCGCGACAGCAACAGTGATAAATGTTAAAGACTATGGCGCGCTAGGAGACGGCGTAGATGATGACGCGGCTGTCCAGGCGGCTTTAGCGGCATGTGGTGATGGAGATACATTATATTTTCCCAAAGGTAAATATAAACTGGCAACAACATTGGATATTACCCATAGAATAAACATACTTGGTGATGGGCAATATTCGATGATTGGCATGAATGCTGATACGGATTTAATTCATTACGATGGCACAGGCACAGAATTTGAGCGTGTGTTTGTCAGAGACATATATCTTTTATCCTCAGCAACTACGGTATCAACATCATTATTGAAATTTGAGCATGTGCATGATGTTTATGTGGAAAATGTATTTTTCTCTGGCGCGGGCATTAATCTATATCTTAAGGGATGCTTGCGGAGCACTTTTATACACCTGAATAGCGAGACAACAGGCATTGATTCTTTCATCACGCAATCTCAAGCTACCTATGGTGTATATATGGTCAGGAGTGGCGGGATAAGTTCCAACGCCAACAGGTTCTATAATTGCAGTTTCAGGCAACTTAGCATTGATTATGGCGTATATGTTGAGGACACTAACAGCGAGGGCGGGTTTAGCTGGTATGGCGGCACTTTTGAGGGCATTCAGACACAGGCATTTTATGTGACAGGCGTTGACCAGCCATTTATAATTTCAGGCATTCATCTGGAATCCAATTCAAGCAATTTATATCTGAATGGATGCAATAACGGAACAATCGAATCAGTGTTCGGAAGCGTGAACGTAACTTGTGTTACGTGCAAAAATATTGCATTTGTTGGTTGCACGATAACCAACTTCAGTGTAGATCAGGACAGCACATTGAGACTGATAAATTGTAGGATGGGCGGCAATGGCGGATCAGGCACATGGTCAATCAGCAGTCCTAATTTCTATGGCGGCGCATTTGATGTGTGGTCAGGCCAGGCGAATATGCACGGCGGCCGGGACAATTCAATGAAGAATTTATGTGCCGGGAATCTTGAATCATGGTCAGGCGGACTGCCTTCTGGTTTTACTCTCGCTGGAACGCCAACATTGAATCAATGCGGAACAGCGATGGTGGACACCACAAAGTTATTCGGCAGTTATTCCGCGAAGATTACATGGGGAACAGGGACTGTCCAGGGAATCGAATTCCCAATACCGTCTGATATAATTACATCACTTACCGCAGAGGCGGTATGTGTTAGAAATGCTGATTACAGATGGCAAGCTTCGGCCGTTGCGGGTGAATATTACTTGCAGACAGCAGGCGGCGCAAACCCAAATATATCAAGCCCCAGGGCGTTGATAATTGATGGCACGCCAAGAGCAACGGCAACAATTGGGGCATTGACCGCAAATACGTGGAACTATGGTAATAATGATAGTTTGGGGTATAATACAATATATGTCAGGATAAGCGGAGATGGCGATCCTGATCTGCAAGCTGTTGGTTATATCAAATATGCCGATTATGTGACATTCATAGCCGCATCAGCATATTTCTATAGTCCGGCAAGCAATAAGGCAACGGCAAGAATTTGGGCGGCGAATTATCGTTACGGGGCTGGCGCTGTGTCCGATTACACAATGGGAGCTAATGGGTCATTCTCATTGCCTGGTGATTCATGGAAAAAATGTATATGCACCTTTATGATAGAACCGAATGTAACTACTCTTTATATAGGTTTTGGCTTATATGACGAATCATCTGGCGATTATATTTATGTTGATGGCATTGAAATAATGACCGGTATGTGTGTATCTGACAGATTTAATTCTAATTCATGGTAAGCCTTAAAAAAAAAGTTAAGAAAAGTATTGACACTTTTTGACGCTTTAATTTAAGGAAGTGAGAATAATGGACAGAATAGATTTAAGTGTACTGGACAACCTGACGAAAATATTGCCTGAACCCGATTTGACGAATATCTCAAACGTGCTAATAGAGGATAATTCCATCGTAGGCAAATATCTTTGGAAAGAAAAGCGTGTGGCCGTTCAATTAATGTCAATCCCGAATGGTCTTGCGATGCCGATTAATAAACGAGACGAATTAGAAGTATTAGTAATATTTGATGGTGCGTTAGATGTTGAAATGGATAACAAAACACAATTATACAAACGTGGGGATGTGGTTAAGATACCCGCCGGCAAAGGGCATATATGCCAGGCGATTACGAATGTTAAACTGATAGCAATTTCAATTCCTGCGTCTGAGGAGTATCCCGATGGATAACGACAAAGAGCCTATTGGATCGTGGACATCATGGGCAAGATATGTTATACAGACCCTTAAGACATTATGTGAATCTATAGAAACTCTTGAAGCGCGCTTGGATGATTTTATTAAGAAGGACGACTGTAAAGAGCGCAAAGAAGAAATTGAAACAATGATAGCCGGTTTTAAGATTTCGCTTGGGACCGCGACTACTGATTTGCTTAAATTAAGTGAGCAGTTTAAGGGTCACATCGAGAAACATGAATATAAATGGAAGATACTCGCTGGCATAGCTACTGTCCTGGCTATACTGGCTACGATCCTTGCGATAATAGATCGAATTGGAAATTGAAAAGGGGAAAAAAATGGCAGAGGAAATTGTATCAAGTCCTGAACCAATACTGATGGACGATTTATTGAAACGCAAATTAGAATTAAAGGAATTGGAAGAGCAAAACAAGATACAGGCAATCAGGGAAATTAACGCTATATGTGATAAATATGGCTTTAAATTGGTGATAACTCAAACAATCGAGCTTGTTGCAAGATGACAATAAATATTACTGCAAAACGGCCAGCAGTTAAAGCGAGCATGAAAAAGCCGTCAATCGCAATAACTGTAAAAAGGCCAAATATTAAGGTGTCAATAAAATGAGATTCAAAGATGGCGATATTACCGTTGGAGATGTTGGGATAAATATAGTCGCTACAGCAGACGAGACATTGACAGGCGAGACTACATATTTTAAGTTTGTTAAGCCAAGTGGGGCGACTATAAGCAGGGCGGCAGTAGAATCTGGCTATACAGCGACATATACAACAGTAGATGGCGATATAGACGAGGCTGGAACGTGGAGAATCTATCTTTATAATGCGACTACAGGATTCTATTATACTAAGGAATCGGGCAATATTATGGAAGTCAGACCCAAACCCGAGGATATGGCGGCCTATGAATAGACGATTAGTTCCAAGAGATGAAAAAGATAAGAAGCGTGTCAGGGATTTGGAACGCGTATTTCAAACGCGAGAATTGAAACGCTATGATACCGATCCCGATATAAAACAGGTTAGGAATAATTCGGCATTTATTGTATCCAAAGCTGATGGGACAAAATATATAGGTATCAGGGTAGATGGTGAGATATTGAAAGTTCAGGTGAGTTAGATGGGTGCAAATGTTACAAACGCATGGGCAAAAACGAAGCAGGCTTATGGAGTTGGCGGAAGTGGTATGTCCTCCTCTGGATGGGGCGCAATGGGTAAACAAGCACAACCTATGCTTAAAGGCCTTGGCGTGAATGCTGGCGGCATGGGTTTGGGTGCATTATTAGGCAATCCATTAATAGGAATGATATTATCCAATGTTGGCGCGTCATTACTGGAAAGGATATTTGGCGGCGGGAATTCGCCTTATGAGCAGATGCAGGCACAGCAGATGGAGGCATTGAAACAGCAGATGCCAATTATCCAGGCGCAGGCGGCAGGCAGGCCGTCAGCCGCAACGCAGAATCAACTAGCACAATTAAGGCAGGCTACAACGAGGGCGCAACAGTCTTATGCCTCTACGGCATTGGGAAGAAACTCAGGCCAGTCAACGCCGGCCAAAGCAACGCAGATGCGGTTCAGGACTGCTGAAACTCAGGCTATGGGCGATATTCTAGGCAATGCACAGTTAGCGGCACAACAGCAGTTAATAGGACTTGGCGCGGCGGGGGCGGCGGGTATGCGGGATATAGAATTACAGGAAGCCGCAAACCGCAGACAAATTTATAGCGATATAGCTTCCATTATGGCAGGCTATCGAGAATCACAGAAAGTGCAAAATCTTGATCCTCAAGTTAGAGCCATGATGCAGGGAACAATAAACATGCTTGGCGATTTCTTCAAAGGCCAGATGGCTAACATGCAAAGGTGATAAACATGGCTAGGAATGATAAATTGGCGGCAATGACATCGGCGGCGGCACAATTTTTCAACGCGGTAAATACTGGCAAAGACCCTTATGCTGCTTACGATAGGGTATTGGCGGCATACAAGATGATGGGGGAAGGTCTTGAATTACAAGGCCGGATGAAGGAATTGGCTTATAAAGAGAAATTACTTCCTTTAACCGAGATGGAAACAAAAGCTAATGTTAGGAGAACAGAGGCATTGGCCGGTAAAGAGGAGTTAGAATTAGAGAAAGGCAAAAGTTCGTGGCAAAGACTACAAAAAGCCATACAAGATATGGAGACTGAGGGAGAGATGTCTCCCGAGTTAATAGACCTAAAAAAAGCATTGCTTGATTATCAAAAATCAAAGATAGGGAAAGAGGAGGCACAGGCAAAATTTGATGCCGCCAAACAAGCCAAGTTATATGAATCTGCGGCGAAAGCGGAAAGCGCGGAAGCCGAAGAGACAGCCGCTAAATCTGAATTTGAAACTGGCGTAATGGAACAGATGAAACCTGCCGATATGGTGGTAGAAGCGGACTTAAGGCGAGAAGCGGCAAAGGAAAAAGTTGCAGGTATGGTATCCGAAAGGAAATTGAATGATGCCAGGGCGGCGGCTGAAGCAATTAAAGGCGGGGCGCAAATATCAGGCATGGATTGGATGAAACAATATATGACCCTATTTGAAATGCGTAATAAGTTATGGACGGAGAAAGCCAAACTTATTGATCCTTTGACATATTACATCGTTAAAGACGATCCCGAAATGACTGAATATTTACAAAGTGCATTAGGTAGCGAGCAAGATAAAACAATGGCATTAAGGAAAATTGACGATCTAATGCAGGGCATTGGCGGCATACTAAGGCAACCACCATACAATATTAACCTAGAGGCTATCGCTCAGTGGCAAAGAACAACTCCTGCGACATTAGAAGAACAAACACAAGGTGGAGTTCTTGAGTCTGCCCCGGCAGGCCAACCTCAATCTACTATACCGACTGATATTGAAACTAGCGATGCAGTAACGATGGCACGGCAATATGGTGTTGATCCATATTTAGCAGTTGCTATTGCCAAATGGGAATCAGGATTTAATAATAATAAGCGCGGTATGGCGGGAGAATATGGTATAATGCAAGTTATGCCTGGCACTGGCGCAGAGGTAGGCTCTTCTGAGACTGATTTGCAAGACCCAAGAAAGAATTTTGAGGCTGGAATAAAATATTTAAAAAAGCTCGCTACAGTATATGGGCAGGAATCTATGGAAGCTCTAATTCAATCATATAATAGGGGGCCAGGAAACAAAAGCCGCGAATATTTAAATGGTGTTATGAGTATTTATAATCAATATACATCCAACGAAGATTTGTTTAACAAAGATGTCGCAAGACTAAATGCACTTATTGGAGGGCAAGCCGCGCCTGACGTAAAAGCCCAAATGACGCCTATGCCTAAACGACAACCACAAGAAACGCAAAGCAAGGCACAGCCAAGACCATCCACAAAAGGCACAACAACAGAAAAATATCCAAGTTCTGAGGCTATGTCCTTATATGCTACCGATGAACAGCCAACACCTAAAATACAGGCACAGCCAGGCACGGCAGAGACGGCAAAGAATCTGGATAGCGAAAGAAAACAAATAATGACCACGCTAAAGCATAAGCAATTAACTGATATGATCATAAAAATGAGGGAGGATGGCATGTCGTATGGCGATATTTTAGGCGCGGCAAAAAATCGTCAAAACAATATGAAACAAAAATATGGCGAGAATGTATATATTCTACTAGAACAGATATTGACAACATTATCAAATAACGAGAAACAAAAGCGCGTAAAGAGATAAAGCAATGGCTATTGGAGGAAGTAAAAAAATATTTGGCGTACCGGAGAATGCAGAAATGCAATCCAAAGAGCCAACTATGGACTTTTTTGGCGTGCCAGAAGATGGACAGGCGCAATTTGGGTCGCCATTTCAAATTGAATCGCCTGAGACAACTCGCTCTCAGGATATTGAGAAATATTTTGGCGTCCCGTTAGATAAAGAACCAAGCACAGGCAAAGGCATAATAGATAGGCTTGCCGATTCTTTTAAGTCCGCGCTAGGCACAATAGGCAATGTGGCAGTTTCAGAATGGGAAAAACAATGGCAATCCAAAAAGCCTATAAAGATTGAGGGCGAAACGGAAGACCAGTATAATGAAAAGGTAAGGCAATGGTTTCTTAAAGAAACCAGAGACGTTTTTAATCCCTCTACATGGTATCCAATGAGAGTTGCTACTGAAGCCGCCAGGGGATTGTCGGGCAAGACGCAACCAGTCGCCGGGGCGATAGCAACAGCAATTAGACGCGGCCCGTCAGTTGGTCAAGTTGTAGATATATTGAATAGCAATGATACTGCTAAATTGATGGAATTAGCCAGCGAAGGCATGATGCCAAGTCCACAGGAATTGGGTGAATTGAACGTAAAACGCTTCAATGAGCTCGGTTTGGGGATTTTATTGAAGCCCGAATCAAGTGAAGTGCGGCGCGGCGAAGTGTTCCGGGTGATACCGAAACGATGGGGCGTAGAACATCCGATAGGATATATGATTGGCAAGCCTGCCGAATGGGTAGCCAATGCTATGATAATAGAACCGTTCCTAACAAATCCTGAGCAGATTCCGATGGAAATAGCTATGGATGTTAGCGGTGGAGTGATTCTTCCACACTTATTTAGAGGTATAGGGAAGGGTATAAGTGCTGGCAGGAAGATAATCAATGAGTTTGCTGGTTCAAAGAGTAAGGTGCTTGTTACGGATATTGGGGATGAATTATCCAAATGGCTTATAAAACGCAAGATGACATTGACTACAAAGTCATGGCATGAATTTATGAAAGAGATGTCTGATACCGGCAAGATACCTGAAGAATTAAGCGATAATCTAGGCGATTTAACTGATTATCAGATTGACAGAATAAATCACCAATTGCGGGAATTTCAACGGCGCACAGGAAAAGGCCTCGCTGATAGCGATAGGATACTGCTTGCTGTTCCTAAGAGGATGATGGGACAGCCCGGAATAAGGACAATATCGCGCGGTGTGCTTGAGTATCAACTTCGCAAATCGCCACGAGGAATGAAGATAATCAATCCTAAGAAATGGGGGAAGCCAGTTGACCTGTTTGAGCCTAAAGAATGGGATGATTTTATTCAGACTATACACAGAAGAGCTATTGAGGAAGTGCCAGTAAAGGCCCATGTTATCAAGCAACCATATAAAGCGGAACGGGCATTAGAAAGACCTTCATTGCGCGAGATGAACAAATTGTTTGGCAAACTCCCGAATGAGACTATAGAAGAGATAAGAAATTTCGCCGGCACTGCCATAGGCGATATGCCAGCTAGACCAGATTGGATGACAACGAGGAGACGACAATTTGCCGATAAGTTCGGCCAGGAAGAGGCATACGGCCAGAAAGCGTTGCCAGAATTCCAGAATTTGGATGAAGGGGAATGGAATTTTTCAGACACAACAGGCGAATATTCGGGATATACTAGCACATCAAGAGAGATATTAACGGACTCCAAAGGAAATCCCTATATCCAATATGATATAGGAATAAAACCCGATGGCACAAAAACATTACTGGATTTTCGGCTTGATCGGACAAATCCTGAGCTAACCCAGGATACGATGTATTATGTATCATCCGTTATGGATATTCCCGATAAATTGCCAGCATCTATGACAGTGCCTGACGCTGAATTATTGCAATATTATAGAATTAAGAAAAATTTACTCGGAATAACAAGCCATCAAGAAAAAGACAGGGCTATGTATGGGCTTGCAAGGTCGCTTAAAAAAGATGCCGATGATTTAATCGAAAATGAATTTAAGGATTTTAATGCAAAGATATTATCGTATGGTGGGCTAAGGCCTGATTCTGGCAGAAATAAAAAGCTGAAATTCGATGAGTATGTTCCATCATGGCTTAGAAGAAGCAAGGTTAAGGGCGGGAGAACGCCAGATGAGATGGCCACGAAATTGGGATATACTGATAGTCAATCTTTTCTTGAAGATATTAAAAAGATGAATACAAATAGAGAGCAAATAAAGGCAAAGGATATAGTTGATTACTTGCAAGAAGCTG